AAGCAATTCGGCCAGCAGGGTTCTGTACCCGCCTTCGTCTTTATGGCTAACTAAGTGGCATTCGTCAATGATTACTATGTCAATATGGCCTATATCTTGCGCACGTTTAGCCACTGACTGTATGCCAGCAAAGGTAATTGGCTCGTCTAACTCTTTGCGGCGCAAACCCGCAGAGTAAATGCCCATTGGCGCATTAGGCCAATGTTGGCGCATCTTTTCTGCATTTTGTTCTATTAATTCCTTGACGTGGGTCAACATCAAAATCCGTTGATCTGGGTACTCTTGCAAAATACCTTTGCATAATGCAGCCACAACGTGGCTTTTACCTGCCCCAGTTGGCAGCACCAGACAAGGGTTGCCCTCATTACCTGCTGCAAACCATGCGTAAAGCTGGTCGATGGTGCGTTGTTGGTAATCTCTAAGCATAAAACTTAACCAAGCGTTTGGCGCGGCGTATGGCTTCTATGATTGTGCAACCGTGCATTCTGTACATTTTATAAAGACGATAAAACAAAGTCATTTTGTTAACTCCAGTAATTGCTTGCTTGTATATACGCCCTCACCTTCACCATTGGCATATTCGGTGCCATTGATAAGGTACACGGCAACCATATTGCTAGGGCCTTCTAACCGCTTCCACGGCACCAAATCAGGATGCAATACGTGAGCATCACAACCCGACACTTGCGCGTCATTCGGGACAATTGCATCCCATTTTGCACAGTGCATAGTGCTATCAGACATTGGCGTAATAAGTGCACAAGTGCGGCAAGTGACTTGCTTAGTGGTCTTGCTGCCGTGGCAGAAGTCATGACCCGCGCACATCTTGCACTGATACCAAGTGGGGTCAGTGCTGATTGGTGCTGGCATGTAATCGGACATTGTTACTCGGTGGCCGCGTGCTATGGCCTTGGTTGCGTGGTCTGCATCGTAATGCACGCGCTCAGTATAAATACGGTCATCGTCTTTGCAAACTGCAACATACAAGGCGCGGTCTAACTTTAAACCATGCATATAAACTTGCATCTGGGTATAGTGCATTGGCTTGGATTTTTGCACAGCGTTTTTGTCTAATTCATCAAATGATTTTTTGCTGTGCGTTTTAAACTCGACAACGTGTTCAGTTTTTGGCGCTTCGAGAATGCCCTTGGCTATGCCATCAATTGACCCGCTAACAAACGACCCAAAATCTACGCGGAACTGTTCGCTATGTACGTTAATTCCGATTGCTTTCAGGTCTTGCACAATAGTAGCTTCCTCGTTTTGACCACGGCGAAACAAGCGTTTAATGCGTCCAGAATGTTGTTCTAACACTGCCCAACGGAACGATAGCCACAACCAACGCTCGCAATGGTGGCCTAGTGTAGATGCGCCGAGGTGTGCGCGTGGTGCGTCAATTTGTTTGGCATGGTGGCTGTCAATTAAGTTTGTAATTGAGTTTGCAGAGTCAGGTATAATCACAATGTTTCCTTTAGTTGATGTAATTACCCCGCCGTTAAAAGCGGGGTCTTTTTTTGCTTATTTTTTGGCCCAAGGTGGCGAGCCTTTAGGTGCAGGTGCAGGTGCAGGTGTACTAAAAGGTGTAGGTACAGCGCCAGCTAAAGCTTTAAATGCTTTAATGTCATTGCCAGCGCCGTATTTTTCATCCTGCTTAACAATCAATTTGATTGCTAAGTTACCGCCAATTAGCTGGTCTGTATCAGTTACCTTCACAAGACCTATAGACCGCATTACTTCGCCCAGTTGCTGCCGTCCAATCTTTTCGGCATTGGGATTAGCATTTTTAATATTTAGGTTGCCCCAAACTTTGCGGCCTTGGTGTGATGGGCCAGTTACCACATACTCTATTTTTATGTATTGGCCGCCTGCTGTTTTGGTGTCTTTAATTTCAGCGTATGCGATGCTGACGTTGTACCAACCTTCGGGCAGAGGGTCAAAAGATGTAGATGCGGGCAGTTCGTTTACGTTAAATTCTTGATCTAAAAAAGACATGATGTTATTCCTTGATTGCAATTGAAAAAGATGTACGACCAGGTGTTGAAGTGATTGCACCTAGCAATGGAGTAATGATTGATTGATCGGCTTGTTTCCAAGCAGTAGCGTTTATCTCAGGTTTCCAGCGAAACAGTGAGCCAAGATGGTCTGATAAGCCAGCTTCAGCGGCTAACTCTTGCAGCTTATCAGCATCAACTTTTTTCTCTATCCGCCCAACCATTTTTATAACAAATGAACCGTGTTTAATTGTTTCTGTGCCTTCTAAAACTCCTATTTGTAATGCCTGCAACATTTCGTCTTCAAGTTCGCGGCGTGCTTTAACTACTGCGGCTTCTGTAGCCTTAAACGATATCCAAGTCTCTGCCATTTGATTAATATCAGTCATTTGATTTACCCTCGTTTACCATGTATTCCGCATCTAACAAAGCATCACTAATGCGCTTTGCTTCTTCGGGTGTAATAACGCAACCGTTTAATTTAATGATGCCTTGTTGCACCATTACGGTGATGTAACCGTCTGCAACGGCAACGTTTCGCTCAAACATTTTTTCCTCCAATTTTTGCAATGATCTCGCCTAGGTCAGGCGCTTCCCATGCTGATAGTTTTCCACTACGGTCTTTTGCTAGCCATAGTCCATCACTATCACACATAAGCGCACGTTGTGTATTGCCGTCTGCGTCCTTCTCAACCCTCAGCGCCAGCACTTCATCGAAAAAGTAAGGCAGCGCCTGCCCTGTTTTGTTCCCTGGCATAGACGGGCTGTACAGTACCCGGCCCATCTCGTCAGTAGTCTTTTCTAGCTTGGCGGTCATGAGTACGTGCTTGTTGGGCAAGTCACGGAACACCCTAATAATGTCTGCCATTTGTTCCTGCATTGCGCCATAGGCAGCCCGCGGGTCTTTGTTTACCTTTTTTTCATGGTTTAAACAGACCTCAGCAACTTCGCTGGCCGAGTCAATAACTACGCTAGCAAAATCAGAATTCAGCACGTATGTGTATGCTTCACGCAGATCGGCCATGCTAGAGATTTCAATGTAAGGCAAGTCTGCGTCTTGGATAGATAGCAACCCACCTTCGGCAGATAAAACAATTGGGTTCGGCATTGACATTGCCAAACTTGTTTTACCCGCACCTGCTTGTCCGTAGACAAGCAACTTAACACCGTTGGCTGCAAGGCCGCTAGTACGCTTTAATGAAATAGCCATTTGGCTCTCCTTTTTTACAACCTTCTGAAAATCAGTTCGTTGCATGGCTGTATCTTAGCATACAATATGGCGCATAAGCAAACTATTTTTAACTTTTTTTAAAGGAAACGTAATGACACTAGACGAAATGCGAAAAATTTTGAAAGACAGGAACCTTAAGGCCGTAGCCTTAGCTACTGGCTTGAATCCGCACACTCTATATAGACTAGTAAACGGCGAAGCAACGCCCCACAACGCTACACAGCAGATCATTGCAATTTATTTAAGGGCGACACATGGCTGATCCTTTTAAAATTTTAGAACCAACTTGCATTAGCTTTAGCGGTGGCAGGACTAGCGCATATATGCTTTGGCGCGTATTGCAAAGTAACAACGGTCTGCCAGATGATGCAAAGGTGTGTTTTGCTAACACTGGCAAAGAAGATGAGGCAACTTTGCGCTTTGTTCGTGATGTAGAAAAACATTGGAATGTGCCTATTGTTTGGCTTGAGTTCACAAAAAAGCAGCCTAAGTTCAAGGTAGTTAGCTATGAAACAGCCAGTAGAAATGGTGAGCCATTTGCTGAAATCATTGAAAGTAAACAGTTTTTACCAAATGCTGTTATGCGGTTTTGCACTGGAGAATTAAAAATTTTGACAATTGAACGTTATTACAAGTCTATTGGCATTACTGACTTTGAAACAATGGTAGGGATTCGCGCAGATGAACCAAAACGCATAGTAAAAATGCGTGAAACAAAGCTATTGCCATTGGTTGACGATAAGGTTACACAATCAGACGTTCAATCTTTTTGGAAGGCTAACAATTTTGATCTTCAAATTAACTTTTATGACGGAGTGACGGCATTAGGAAACTGTGATTTGTGTTTTATGAAGCCAATGAAACAGATTGCATCTATGATTGCAGACAAGCCAGAAAGGGCTGTTTGGTGGGCTAATCAAGAAAAATTTATAAGTGGAAAATTTAGCAAAGACCGCCCAAACTACGCATCAATGCTGCAATACAGCAAAGATCAAATTGATATGTTTAACAAAGATGAAGAAGCAATTAGCTGCTTCTGTGGAGATTAATAAATGGCTGATTTGACATCTATATTGGGTGCATGGGCACCAACGGTAAAACACATTGACACACCAGATACGCAGTTGCGCGATGCAATGCTAATGGCAGGACTTACACCTCCTGCCGATGGTTTTGTTTTTGACGGCAAGATTCACCGATTTAATAGCGGCACAAAGGGCGAAGGCGGTCACAATAAGCCAGGCTGGTATGTCATGTTTGATGATGGCTTTCCCGCGGGGAGGTTTGGCTGTTGGCGTAGTGGCGTAGAGTTAACTTTCCGCGCAGACGTTGGCCGCACTATCACGGTGGCCGAAGAAATGGCATATACACGGCGCATGGCAGATGCAAAACAAACACGGGACGCAGAGCAAACCAAAACCCGCGAAGTAGCCGCAAACACGGTAGAGATTATTTGGCAAGGTGGCAGCGCAGCAAGCCCAGAACACCCCTACCTAACGCGCAAAGGCATACAGCCACACAATGCAAGGGTAACGGGCGATGGCCGCTTAATGGTGCCTTTGTACAGCGCAGACGGGCAACTATCCAGCATCCAATACATAGCGGGTGATGGTGATAAAAAATACCACCCAGGCGTCGCTACTGGCGGTATGTTTTGCATGATTGGCACCATTGCAAAAACCATGTATGTCTGCGAAGGTTTTGCAACTAGCGCAACGGTGCACGAAGTAAGTGGCGAAGCTTGTGCCGTGGCTTACAGCGCCAGCAATTTAGTACCAGTTGTGAAGGCGCTAAAAGAGCAAAACCCCAATGTTGATATTTGCATAGTTGCCGACAATGATGCAAGCGGCGTAGGTCAGCGGTAC